CCGTTCAACGACACGGCCTCCGTTAACACGCTGGTGACCGAGATGAACGATACCAGCGGTCGCTGGAGCTATGCGCGTCAGCTGTATGGTCATGTGTATACGGCAAAGATCGGCACGTTGTCAGAACTGGTGACCGCAGGTGACCAGTTTAACCAGCAGCACATTACCCTGGCGGGGTACGAAAAAGAGACCCAGACGCCTGCCGACGAGCTGGCGGCAAGCCGTACCGCCCGCGCAGCGGTGTTTATCCGCAACGATCCGGCACGTCCCACGCAGACCGGTGAGCTGGTGGGTATGCTGCCTGCGCCGAAGGGGAAACGGTTCACGATGACCGAACAACAGACCCTGCTGTCTCATGGCGTGGCAACGGCGTATGTCGAAAGCGGGGTACTGCGCATTCAGCGTGATGTCACCACGTACAGGAAAAACGCTTACGGGGTTGCGGATAACAGCTACCTCGACAGTGAGACGCTGCATACCAGCGCGTATGTACTGCGCAAACTGAAATCCGTCATTACCAGTAAGTACGGGCGTCACAAGCTTGCCAGTGACGGTACCCGCTTTGGTCCCGGTCAGGCGATTGTCACTCCGGCGGTGATCAAAGGGGAACTGCTGGCAACCTACCGTCAGCTTGAGCGTGTGGGGATCGTGGAAAACTACGAACTGTTTAAGCAGTACCTGGTTGTGGAGCGTGATGCCAGCGATCCGGACCGCCTGAACACGCTGTTCCCGCCTGACTATGTTAACCAGCTGCGTGTCTTTGCCGTGGTTAACCAGTTCCGTCTTCAGTATTCAGAGGAGTCCGCATAATGGCCCGTATCGGGGGAACCTGTTATTTCAAAATTGACGGTCAGCAGCTATCGCTGACCGGCGGCATTGAGGTGCCCATGAACAGGACGGTCAATGATGACATCATCGGCCTGGACGGTTCAGTGGACCGCAAGGAAACTCACCGTGCGCCTTATGTCAAAGGGACCTTCAAGGTGCCGAAGAATTTTCCGGTGAGCAAAATCACCTCGTCTGATGAGATGACCATTACTGCCGAGCTGGCGAACGGTCAGGTCTATGTACTGTCGTCTGCCTGGCTGCACGGCGAAGCGAACCATAATGCCGAAGAAGGCACGGTTGATCTTGAGTTCCACGGTGAAGAAGGGGATTACCAGTAATGAAAGAGCTTGAGTTAAAGAAACCGATTATCGCTCATGGCGAGACACTCTCCGTACTGGAGTTTGATGAACCCACCGGGAAGGATGTCCGCGAGCTGGGGTATCCTTACCAGATGAATCAGGATGAGTCCGTCAGACTTCTGGCGCATGTGGTGTCGAAATACATTGTGCGGCTGGCGAAAGTGCCGCAAAGCTCTGTCGACCAGATGTCTCCGGCAGACCTGAATGCAGCGGCGTGGCTTGTGGCTGGTTTTTTCCTCCAGGCCTGACGGCTGAATACCTCACTGATCGCTTCTTTGACTGCGCCAGTTACTGGCGCATTAATCCCTTCGAATTGCTGAATAAGCCGATCAGTGAAATTCCCTTGCTGGTCAGTCAGGCAAACAGGATAGAGCAGGAGAAACGCACACATGGCTGAATTTGAGCTTAAGGCGTTGATCACCGGTGTCGACAGGCTTTCTCCAGCGCTGTCGAAAATGCAAAAGAAAATCCGGGGATTTAAACGCCAGGCGGAAGAAGCGTCACAGGGTGGGCTGGCGCTTGGTGGCGGACTGGCAGCGGGTCTGACGCTTTCCCTGAAATCTTATGCCGATCAGGAAAACGCCGCCACCGGGCTGAAAGTCGCCATGATGGATGCGAACGGCGAGGTTGGAAAGAGCTTTCAGGACATCAATAAACTGGCTATTGGCCTGGGTAACCAGCTACCCGGTACAACGGCTGATTTCCAGAACATGATGCAGATGCTGGTGCGTCAGGGGATCCCGGCAGAAAACATTCTTGGCGGTGTGGGTAAAGCGACAGCTTATCTTGCGGTACAACTGAAAAAAACACCGGAAGCGGCTGCTGAGTTTGCTGCAAAGATGCAGGATGCTACCGGAACGGCGTCAGAAGACATGATGGGGCTGTTCGACACTATCCAGAAGGCGTTTTATCTGGGCGTTGACGATACCAACATGTTGTCCTTCTTCACTAAAACCAGTTCTGTTCTGAAGATGGTGAACAAGGACGGTCTTCAGGCTGCACAGAGCCTTGCCCCCATCAGCGTCATGATGGATCAGATGGGGATGAACGGGGAGTCGGCAGGTAATGCCCTGCGAAAAGTTATCCAGTCCGGATTAAGCGTTAAGAAAATCAGGGACGTCAATAAAGTCATGGCCCGCCAGAAACTCGGGGTACAGCTCGATTTTACTGACGGCAAAGGGAGTTTTGGCGGTCTTGATAACATGTTCAGGCAACTGGCAAAGCTGCGAAAACTGACCGACGTTAAGCGAACAGGTGTACTTAAGGCAATATTTGGTGATGATGCCGAAACCCTTCAGGTGGTCAATGCACTAATCGATAAAGGAAAGGATGGCTACGATCAGATCCAGCAGAAGATGAATAAACAGGCCAGCCTGAATAAACGTGTTCAGGCCCAGCTTGGTACGCTGTCCAACCTGTGGGAGGCAATGACGGGGACCGCAACTAACGGCCTTGCGGCTATTGGCGGCGCATTTTCTGGTGACGCCAAAAATATCACGCAATGGCTGGGGGAGTTGGGGGAAAAATTCACGAAGTTTGCGGATGAAAATCCCCGGGTTATTCGCGGCGTCGTCGGGCTTGCTGCCGGTCTTGCGATTCTGAAACTGGGATTGATGGGCGTTGGCGGTGCCATCAGTATTGTCAGCAGGATTATGTCGATGACGCCGATTGGCATGATTGCGACGGCGATAGCCCTGGCTGCGGGATTAATTATCACTAACTGGGATGTTGTCGGACCTTATTTCAAGAAGCTCTGGGAAACCATTAGTCCTTATTTTGAGGCTGGCTGGGAACTTCTGAAGAAGGTTTTTGCCTGGTCGCCGCTGGGGATGGTGATCAATAACTGGGGACCGGTTGTTAAGTGGTTTCAGGATATGTGGGATAAGCTGAAGCCAATTATTGAGTGGTTTACCGACAGTTCCGGTGACACGGTCGATGCCATTAACTCGGCGCAGTGGGGCGCGGGTGCTTATGATGCTTATGGGACGGGAATACCGCCACGGGGATACACTCCTTATCCGGAGGTGGATCCGGCTCAGGCAAACAACGCCTCCGGTGCCACAGGCCCGAATCCTTTCATGATTAATAAAGCTACCGCGCCAAAAGTTGATGGTGAGATCAAGGTATCATTTATAAATATGCCATCAGGTATGCGGGTTACGGAAACACGCTCCAGTGGCATTGATATAAATCACGATGTTGGCTATACCCGATTTTGGTAGCCAGGATTCCCCTCACAGGTATTGCTGGTTGTAAGTCATAAATAGAGTGATAGAATTAATGCACATTTAGAAAAATGTTAATAGGCGAAAAATGAAAGGCTATATCACAGCAAGTGTAATTCTTGGAGCAGCGGCTATTTTTTCATCTCTCATAATCTCTGGCAACATCTCCTTTAAAGATGAACATATTATTCAGTTATCTGGAGGAGCCATAAAACTTGGTGATGTTTATAAAGAAAATAAATTGATAAGTGCAAAGATTATTTTTCCAGATAATCAGGGTGAACAGATTCTTGTTGTCGACGGCAATCCTGAAAACTTTAAGGAGGATTTTCAGGAGAAATTAAATAAAGTAATAAAAACTTTAAATGCGTCAAAGAAAAAAGATGAAGAGAAAGTTAGCCTGGATAATTTAAGTGTTGTTGAAGAGTCTAAACTAGAGCTCGTTTCTGCGGTGCGTTACTCTGCTCAGTATGTTCCTATGTTTACTCTGACGCTGGACAAAAAAGAAATTACCATGCCTAAAAATACGGTAATATTTCCATTTGCCAGCGATGAAACAGCTAAGTATTTAAATGAACAACAGCAAAAGTATAAAGATTCGTTGTTTCTGACTCGCTAATTAATAAAATTCATTACAAGGCCACCTTCTAATAGGTGGCTTTTTAATTTTCGGAGTATATATGACGTGGAAAGACAGGCTTCAGGACGCGTCATTTCGCGGCGTGCCGTTTAAGGTCGAAGAAGAAAGTGCGGGAACAGGTCGCCGTGTGGAAACGCACGAATACCCGAACCGCGACAAACCCTATACCGAAGATCTGGGAAAAGTCACTTTCCGCCCGTCCATCACGGCTTATGTGGTGGGAGATGACTGCTTTGACCAGCGCGATCGCCTGATTGACGCGCTGAATAAACCCGGTCCCGGCACGCTTGTCCATCCGACATACGGTGAGCTGAAAGTCTGTGTTGACGGGGAAGTTCGGGTCAGCACATCGAAAAGTGAAGGGCGTATTGTCCGCTTTGACCTGAAGTTTGTCGAAGCAGGAGAACTCTCTTACCCCACATCAGGTGCGGCGACGGCGCAGACGCTGATGTCATCCTGTTCTGCACTGGATGACTGCATCAGTGACAGCTTCAGCGGTTTCAGTATCGATGGTGTGGCGGATTTCGTGCAGAACGACGTTATCGGTAATGCCAGCATAATGCTGGGGTATGTTTCTGATGCGATGAAAGTGGTGGATTCTGCCGTATCGGATGCCGCCAGGCTGTTGCAGGGGGATATCTCGGTACTTCTGCCGCCGCCATCGTCAGGCAAAAATTTCGTTGAGCAGGTGCAGAAAATGTGGCGTACCGGGAAACGCCTTTATGGTAACGCCAGCGACCTGGTCACCATGATCAAAACGCTTTCCGGTGTCAGCCTCGGCAGCGATCTGCAACCGCGCGGCGTCTGGAAAACGGACAGTAAAACCACCGCCACGGCGACGCAGCAGCGTAACGTGGTTGCCAGCACCCTTCGTACGACCGCAATCAGCGAAGCGGCGTATGCCGTCACCCGATTGCCTGCGCCAACAACTTCCGCGGTGATGCAGAATTCCGCAGTGGGGCAGGCAACAACACCCGCGCAGAGCACTGGCTGGCCTTCCGTCACGCATCCGGCACTGAACAATGCACCGGCGGTGAAAAACACGGTTGACCTGCCGACGTGGGAAGAACTGACTGACATTCGCGACACACTGAATACGGCAATTGATAAGGAGTTGTCCCGTACAACCAGCGATGCGCTGTTTCTGGCGCTGCGCCGGGTGAAAGCAGATCTGAATGCGGATATCAACACGCGCCTTGAACAGTCTGCACGGATCATTCAGCGCACACCGGATGAGGTTTTACCCGCGCTGGTGCTGGCGGCGACCTGGTTTGATAACGCGGCGCGTGACGCGGACATTATCCGGCGTAATGCCATTACGCATCCCGGCTTTGTGCCGGTGATCCCTCTGAAGGTGCCAGTGCAATGAACGACAATGTCACGCTACGGGTAAATGGCCGGGAGTGGAATGGCTGGACATCGGTGCGCATCGGTGCCGGTATTGAACGGCTGGCGCGGGATTTCAGCGTGGAGATCACCCGCCAGTGGCCGGGTGATGAGGGTATCACCACGCTTCAGCCGCGCATTAAAAATGGTTCAAAAGTGGAAGTGCTGATTGGTGATGAGCTGGTGATCACCGGCTGGGTGGAGGCGACCCCCGTTCGTTACGATGCCCGTTCGGTCAGCACCGGTATTGCCGGACGTAGTCTGACTGCTGACCTGATTGACTGTGCAGCCGAACCGACACAGTTTAACGGACGATCGCTGGTACAGATTGCGCAGGCGCTTGCTGCGCCTTTCGGCATTGAGGTGGTGAACAGCGATGCGCCGTCGGGTGTTATTCCGGATGTCCAGCCTGATCACGGTGAAACGGTGATCGAGGTGATCAACAAAATACTCGGTCAGCAGCAGGCGCTGGCTTATGACGACCCGCACGGCAGGCTGGTGATTGGTGGTATTGGCTCAACGCAGGCACATACCGCGCTGGTACTTGGGGAAAACATCCTTTCCTGTGATACGGAGAAGAGTATCCGGGAGCGGTTTTCAGTTTACCAGGTGGCGGGGCAGCGTGCCGGAAACGACGATGATTTCGGTGAGGCCACCACCACCGCGCTGCGGGCCCGCACAGAGGATGCATTTATTGCCCGTTACCGTCCGATGTATATCAGGCAGACAGGGCAGGCTACGGGGGCAGGCTGTATTGCGCGTGCTGACTTTGAAGCCCGACAACGGGCGGCGCGGACGGATGAAACCACCTATGTGGTGCAGGGCTGGCGACAGGGTAACGGTACGCTGTGGCAGCCCAACCAGCGGGTGATTGTCTTCGATCCGGTCTGTGGTTTCGACAATACCGAACTGCTTGTCTCGGAAGTCACGTTTACTCAGGACCAGAATGGCACCCTGACGGAAATCCGTGTCGGCCCACCTGATGCTTATCTGCCTGAACCCGAAGCCCCCGGCGCGCGGAAAAAGAAAAAAGCCAGAGTACAGGAGGACCCGTTCTGATGAAGGCGATTGAAACCATACAGCGACAACTCCTCGGCCTGATTGGGCGGGCGGTGGTGAAAAGCATCAGTGCCGCCACGAAATGTCAGACCGTGGATGTGTCCCTGATTGCCGGTGAACCCAAAGCCGGGGTTGAACATCTTGAACCCTACGGTTTTACCGCAAGAGCAAACAGCGGTGCGGAAGCGGTGGTGTTGTTTCCGGATGGTGACCGTTCTCATGCGGTGGTTGTTACGGTGTCGGACCGGCGCTACCGCCTGAAAGGGCTGCAGACTGGTGAGGTGGCTGTCTATGACGATCAGGGGCAGTCCGTGACGCTGACCCGGGAGGGGATCGTGGTGGACGGTGCAGGTAAAACGATCACGTTTCGCAATTCACCTAAAGCACGTTTTGAAATGGACCTGGAAGTGACAGGACAGGTGAAAGACCTGTGCGACTCCAGCGGCACCACCATGTCAGCGATGCGGCTTGCCTATAACGGGCATCGTCACAGAGAGAACGGTCAGGGCAGTAACACCGACAAACCTGATAAAGCGATGGAGGCATGATGGAACTGTGGCTGACGGTGAACGGTAAACGCACCTGCGCCAGCGCACCGCTGGATCCGCTGACCCGCGCCGTGGTGATTTCCCTGTTTACCTGGCGGCGGGCGGAGCCTGATGACAACGCCGACGTCCCGATGGGATGGTGGGGGGATACCTAGCCTGCGGTACAGAATGACCGTTACGGCTCCCGACTGTGGCTGCTTCAGCGCAGCAAACTGACCAATCAGCTGGTGCTGACGGTAAGGGGGTATATCCGCGAATGCCTGCAATGGATGATTGATGACGGCGTGGTGTCCCGTATTGATCTGGATATCCGCCGCACCGGGATTAATGAACTGGGTAACAGTATCACCCTCTGGCGTCGTGACGGACCGGTAATGATTTCTTTTGATGATCTGTGGAGTGCGATAACGCATGGCGGACAGTGAATTTCAGCGCCCGACGCTGGCAGAAAATATCAGTATGCTCCGTAACGATTTATTCGCCAGGCTGGACGTCAGCGACACGCTCCGGCGCATGGATGAAGACGTGCGGGCAAAGGTGTATGCGGCGGCGCTGCATACGGTTTACGGGTACATCGATTATCTGGCAATGAACATGCTGCCTGACCTGTGCGATGAGTCCTGGCTGGCGCGACATGCTGCGATGAAACGGTGTCCGCGCAAGGGGGCCACGGCTGCCAGCGGGTATATGCGCTGGGAAGGTGTCAGCGATGGCCTGAAGGTGACCGCCGGGAGTGTTATTCAGCGCGATGACCTGGTTCAGTACACGGCAACTGCCGATGCAACCAGCTCCGGTGGTGTCCTGCGCGTGCCGATCGCCTGCTCAAGTGCAGGCGCGGTCGGTAACGCTGACGACGGTACGGCATTAATCCTGGTCACGCCGGTGAATGGTCTGCCGTCTTCCGGTGTGGCTGACACCCTGACAGGCGGATTTGATACTGAAGAGCTGGAAACGTGGCGCGCCCGCGTCATTGAGCGGTATTACTGGACGCCGCAGGGCGGGGCTGACGGGGACTATGTCGTCTGGGCTAAAGAAGTGCCCGGCATTACCCGCGCATGGACATACCGTCACTGGATGGGAACGGGAACTGTCGGTGTGATGATTGCCAGCAGTGACCTGATTAATCCCATTCCGGAAGAATCAACGGAAACGGCGGCAAGACAACATATCGGGCCACTGGCCCCGGTGGCAGGCTCTGATTTGTATGTGTTCAGGCCGGTGGCACATACGGTGGATTTTCATATCCGCGTGACGCCGGACACACCGGAAATACGGGCTGCCATCACCGCGGAGTTGCGTTCGTTCCTGCTGCGTGATGGTTATCCGCAGGGAGAACTGAAGGTATCGCGTATCAGTGAGGCGATTTCCGGTGCGAACGGGGAATACAGCCATCAGTTGCTTGCACCGGCAGACAATATCTCCATTGCAAAAAATGAACTGGCGGTACTGGGGACGATTTCATGGACGTGACAAACGATGATTACATCCGTCTGTTGTCGGCACTGTTGCCCCCCGGTCCGGCGTGGTCAGCCAGCGATCCGTCGATTGCCGGTGCGGCACCGTCATTAACCCGCGTTCATCAGCGTGCGGATGCCCTGATGCGGGAGCTGGATCCGCGCACCACCACTGAACTGATAAACCGCTGGGAGCGTCTGTGCGGTCTGCCGGATGAATGTATTCCCGCAGGGACACAGACCCTTCGCCAGCGTCAGCAACGGCTGGATGCGAAGGTTAACCTGGCGGGCGGCATCAACGAGAATTTTTATCTTGCACAGCTTGCTGCCCTGGGCAGACCAGACGCTACCATCACGCGATACGACAAAAGCACGTTCACCTGCTCATCGGCCTGTACTGACGCGGTGAATGCGCCGGAATGGCGGTATTACTGGCAGGTCAACATGCCAGCCGCCACAAACACCACCTGGATGACATGTGGCGATCCCTGTGATTCCGCACTGCGTATCTGGGGCGACACCGTTGTCGAATGTGTGCTTAACAAACTCTGTCCGTCTCATACCTACGTAATTTTTAAATATCCGGAGTAATCCATGCATCGCATAGACACGAAAACCGCGCAGAAGGATAAGTTCGGCGCGGGTAAGAACGGTTTTACCCGTGGCAACCCCCAGACCGGCACGCCTGCCACCGATCTGGATGATGACTACTTTGACATGTTGCAGGAAGAGCTTTGTAGCGTGGTGGAGGCATCCGGTGCCAGCCTGGAGAAGGAGAGGCACGACCAGCTGCTTACCGCGCTTCGTGCGCTGCTGTTAAGTCGCAAAAATCCGTTTGGCGATATCAAATCGGATGGCACGGTGAAAACGGCTCTCGAAAACCTTGGTTTGGGAGAAGGCTCTGCATTACCTGTTGGTGTCCCTGTTCCGTGGCCTTCAGCCACTCCGCCAACAGGCTGGCTGAAATGCAACGGAGCAGCTTTTTCTGCTGAAGAATACCCGGAACTGGCAAAGGCTTACCCGACAAATAAATTGCCAGATTTACGTGGTGAGTTTATTCGTGGCTGGGATGACGGGCGTGGTATTGATGCTGGACGTGCTTTATTGAGCCTTCAGGCTGGGATGCTGGAAAAACACCGCCATATTGTTGTTGCCAATGATGGTTACGACACAAAAGATGAATGGGAACTGGCTACGATTTTCAAAAAAACATACACACAAGGACGGGGACTTGATGCCACAAATACAGGAGGGAGTCTGATCCCATCACCGACACTTCATTCACGAGGGAGTATCGGTAATACTGGCGGGAGTGAGACCCGTCCACGAAATATTGCATTTAACTTTATCGTGAGGGCTGCATAATGGATAACGCAGTATTAAATAGCGAGTTTATTGCCACGAAGGCGGGGAATATTACCGTCTATAACTACGATGGTGAAACTCGGGAATATATTTCTGCATCAACTGAATATCTTGCAGTGGGTGTCGGTATTCCAGCATATTCCTGTTTAGACGCTCCTGGTACATATAAGGCTGGTTATACAATTTGCCGTTCTGTAGATTTAAATTCATGGGAATATGTGCCAGACCATCGCGGTGAAATCGTCTATAACACCGAAACGGGAGATGCCAAAGAAATCACAGCACCGGGTGATTACCCCGAAAATACAACCACTATCGCCCCATTAACGCCATACGATAAATGGGATGGTGAGAAATGGGTGACCGATACTGAGGCACAGCATAGCGCCGCAGTAGACGCGGCAGAAGCACAGCGTCAGTCACTGATTGATGCTGCAATGGCTTCCATCAGTCTGATTCAGCTGAAATTACAGGCCGGACGGAAGTTGATGCAGGCAGAAACAACCCGGCTTAACGCTGTGCTGGATTACATTGACGCGGTGACGGCAACAAATACCAGCACAGCGCCGGATGTCATCTGGCCTGAACTGCCGGAGGCGTAGGCCATTCAATATCTGGCGCCCCGGAAGTATCGACCAGTTCCAGTGCGTCCAGATAATCCAGCCACAAATTATATTGCGCCAGCTCGTCCCCCTTCAGGCGACCAATAGCTGCTTTACCAGGCCATTGCCTACTGTTCATGTATTCGTTGGCATGGTTAATCAATAATTGCCTCTCTGATTCGGCCTGTTCAATAAGTTCCTCATGTGATGGTGGAGGTATTTCAGCCCATGTGGGAAAACCATTTTCCCCTGCAACTCGGATTTTCCCTTGTGGCGGTTCCGCCATATATTTTACAGAAATGTCATCAGGAATATCTAATGCATCAGCAGGCCATGTTCCATTTACTTCATAAGTGTTTTTTAAATTAACAGCATAAAAAGCATTTTCCGAAGGGGAATAAATATATTGATTCATATTATCTTCCTATTGCGATAATCATAGTTCCATACAAACCATTTCCGGTTGATACTTTTAAAGTTACTGATGTCCTTGTTGTCGTGTACCCCATAAGTTTAAAGGTCGGAGCAGCCGTTAATGAGCCATCTGACCATAAGGCACTAACAGCTAGTGCGCCTGAAGGAAATGCAATAGGGAAATTACCTGTAGTTCCGTTAGTGTCCGCCCCATAAACATTCATCGAAAACATTTGGACAATATGACCACTTGGTAACTGAAACCAGTTTTTGCCAGATGGAAATGCAGACATATCTGGTATCTGATTTTCCCCTGTTCCCACATTCCGTTTTGCCGCTTCTCCCAAACCAACGTTTATGAAAATGCAGAAATAACGAGCAAATGGCATCATTCCTGCTTTTGCCAGGGGGAGCTACCATGCTTATTGGGTATGTACGCGTATCAACAAATGACCGGAACACCGCTCTGCAACGTAATTCGTTGAACTGTGCAGAATGTGAGTTGATTTTGAAGATAAAATCAGTGGCACAAAGTTCAATAAAAAATATACCTGACACATTATACGAAGAAGATTTTATGGTTTTTTCTGTTGATTTTTTAACATGGCTGCATGGATACAGATATGACGAAGGTAATGTAGAGTAGTAAGAACATAAATAGGCTGACAAAAGTTCAGCCTACAGTCTTTTCATCTTATCTTACAGCTGGTGTTTGAGGTGGCTTCGTTTTCGTTTTTTTCACGCCCTTGTTTTTTACTATTTCCAGTGCCCTTTTCTGAAGGTCTACTCCTGATGGATAGAGCACGTTGAGAATGTGCTCAGTCAGTCGGTACGCATCAAACAGATCACTTTGAGTTAAACCTGATGCTGCGTGACTCCCTTCATTACCTAACCACTTAACAGCAAATAAAAGTCCATCTAACTTTCCAAATGTTTTTTTTCTATGTGCAGCTATGGTAATTCGTTCATGAAGAGACATGAGGCACCGCTCGCGCTTGGACTTACCCTTCCGCTTAATTAATTTGTATTTTGGTATATTGTATTCAGATAAAAGATTCTCTATTGCCATTCTAACCTTGTTTGCTGCTGAGCTTGGCGAAAGTAGTGTCAGTGAAAATGCTTCTTGCAAATTCTCATATACTTCAGATGGACATGTTGTGGGGATATCTATGTACTGTAGCGGAGGGATAAATACTTTGGGGATGTAATAGCTAAAGTACTCCTGTATCTGTTCATCTCGATCATTTACAGTAATATCCATCTCAACATAACCAGTGCCTGAGCAGACGACAACTTCCTCGCATTCATGATTTTCGCATACCAGAACCGCAGTAAAAACCTCTTTAATCAGTTCTGTATCGGAGCCGAGAATCTCAATAAGATTATGTGATTCACTAGTTACCTTTGCATAAAATTTTTCTTTATTTAATTTCAAACTGCTTCTTCCGCAACTTGGGCACGGGTATGTCACGTAGTCATTTACTTTGAAAGGTTTACCAATTGAAAACTTATCCAT